GAATTGATAAGGTCTGAGAATAATTTCAGAACAAGGATTACAGCCAAAGCTATGATCTGTTTTTCTTCTTCCATTTTCTGCTACTTTATCTTTAGCAGCTTTACGATTAAATATACCTCTTTCTCCTGAATGAGATTGATAGAGGGAAAGCCACTCTTCCATAAATGTTCCAACTGGTGGTTTGCCGTGATAGACGGCTGAGTTATTTGCTAGTGATCTTTGTTTCTGAGATAAATACCATTCACCTGCTTTAGCTGATTGCATTTCTCTATCGTCTAAATCTGATAGACTAATTAAGGCACTTCTGCGAACACCACCTACTACAACTATGTCACCAATTTTACAGACAATGTCATGCACTTCTAATGAATTTAACTTACGTCCTTTTGCTTTCTGAAATATTTCTACTGTAAATTGGCATAAGTCTAAATAAGGTGCTGGGCCACTTGATCTGCCACCCATAGTTTTTAATCTTTCGCCCGATCCTCTAACTTTACTTACATCAATTTTAGGAATTTGACCTGCATACAAACAAGCAATCAATTCTCTATAACCTCTTGCCCAACCACTACGGCTATCTTCTACAACTATTGTAGTTTCGCTTTGTTCAAAATGTTCATTAACAGATGGAAGTTTATTTGTGCTTTCTTTCTCTACAGAAAATCCTACTCCCGTACCACACATTAGTATGTACATCACTTCATCAAAAGCTCTAGGGTGATCAATAGGTAAATAAGAACAGTTATATCCTACAACATTACATTTATCTAAAGCTGCACCACTCGTCATTAAGGCTCTCATAGACGGCATAACATCTAAATCTTCAATTGCTTTACCTAACTTGACTATCTCACTATTAGTAAGAGTTACTTTGTTCTTCATATAGTTAATATATCTGTCAACTGTTTCTTTCCAACTTTCTCGTCTTTGCAGATCATCCCTATATCTTGCATATCTAGATAGTGCTATAAAATTTTGATAGTCAGTTTTTAGTGTCATAATTCATCCCCAATATTTTAATCTTAATTACTTCTATTCCATCTTGTTCGTGTATGTGGTCTAGTATTCCGTCTTTAATTTCTGTCTTTACGTCATCATCAGCAGGTACAGGATAAATTTCTTTATCCACAATAATATTTAAATAGACGTTAAGTTTTTCCTTTTGCATTTGTTTCCTTCATTAAACTTACTAGCTTCTTGAGGTAGTATTCTGATTTAGAAACATCCTCTAAAGCTTTGCCCTTATAATTCATTCGCCAAATGTATTTAAGGACATTACCTTTGCAATAGCCTTTGAATTCTTCCTCAGACATACTTGCTTGAATTGCATCTATGCATTCAATAAAACCTTCTCGGTAGTGTGGTGGACTATTTACGTTATCTACTTTTACTTTCACTTTACCATCCTCAATATCAAATTTTGCTCTGTATTCTTTATCCCAATCAGGGTGATTTCTTTTTTTAAAGTGTTTATCAATTGCTTTTTTATAACTCATGCTTCGCCCTCAGTTTTAGTTTTAAAGTTCAGCTTTATTACATTGTCTTTTACTTCATAGAGTTGCTGTCTATTGTTATAATAGTCATCCATTTCGTCCTCCAAAAAATCTATAAGCCAATCATTATCCTTTAAACTATTTATTGCTGCACAGCCTAGTGTTGCCAAATCTAAAATTCCCTCTTGATCTTCTTTATTCAAATTAGAAACATTACTATGTGCTATACTCAACTGAATTTCCTTACTCCAAGAACCATCTTTCCTAATGACGGGATGAAGAATTATGTAAACATCGTTAACAAATAAAGGTCTGTGTACTGTCATTTTTTTCTTTTAATCTTTGAATGTTTAAACTTTATAAAATTAGGGATAGCCTTTTTTCTTTTTTCTTTTAGCCATTCTTCGGGAATTAATTTGTCAGCATAGTCAAAGTTATATTTAACACACCATTCTCCATAACTTGACTTTGCACCTTTTCTTAATTTCTTTCTGCTATTTGTAAAAACTAATCTAATGTCTAGTTCGGGATGTTGCCGTTTAATGTTTAAGAGTTTTCGTCTATCAATTGGTGGCCAATATCCTTTAGTTTCTATAATTATATTATTATGCAGAACAAAATCGGGAGTGTAGGTTCTGTAAGCCAAATCTTCCCATTCTATTTTAATCGTTTCATAACCAAATTTAATTCCTCTACTTTTTAAATCTTCTGCTACTTTGCATTCTAAACCACTTCTAAAGCCTAATTTTTTTGCAAGTCTGTAGGTTTTATGATTATACATTGGCAGCTAAGTAATAAACCATTGGCTTTTCTTTGGCCGTACTTACTCTAGATGGTTCTTCACTTAACTGGTTTTCCCAACAATCAAATTTAAAATCACAGAACTTGCATTCAATTCCTAAAATCTTATTGCCTGTAGGCTTACGTCTGTAAGTTTCTTCAATAGGACTAAAACATCTTCTGAATTTGTTTTCTTCCAGTTCATCTAGTTTAGTCTCTATCTCACTTAAAGTTTGTTCTGATTCACCCTCATACGGCACAAACTTATATTCCCCACTTGATTTGTTTACGACAAACCAACCATTAAATTTTTTATTTAAAGCTTTTGCATATCCAACACCTTGAGCCACATACCCAAAACTGTCATTCTCTGCTAATGTTTGACCATCAGTGAATTTATGTTGATAACTATAAGGACTTGCAGATTTCGTGTCCGTTACAGGCATAAAACTAGGATCGGTAGTGCCTGTTATTGTATGCTTACCTAATTTTAATGTAACTTCTTCACTAGGATGCATATCAACACCCGACTCTTCAAACACCCCATTAAACACTGCTTCTACAATGTCTCCAATAATCATCTGAATAACGAATGATCCTGGCTTTGCTATAGCTGTTTCCGTTTTGTTCTTTGAATACCATAATTGACAATAAGGTTTGCCGATGGATGACATTCTTAATCTGAACTTTTCGGGTTTGGAATTAAATTGCTTGTTCAGTGCTGATTCAATAGCACTTGATATCTTCTTAATCGTAGAAGACTTCATACTTCCCTGTCTTCGTGTAATGGAAGATAGGTATTTAGCTATAGCAATTTCGGCAGAGTGATGCATTGTTTATGTATCTACGAATTGATCTACTACGTCTTGTGCATCTTTGTCTGATACACCATTATCGTTTTTGCCATCCCATTCAGCAAATACATATTTATTATAGTTCTCAATCCAAGTTACAAAGTCTTTAAATTTAACTTGATCTTCGTCTGCAATGTCTATTTCATTTTTAGTGTCTAGAGTATGCATTGGAAGAAAATAACTTGCACCTGTAGGTAATGACTTTTCTTCTGATACTAAATTCATTTGATGCTGAAGTGGAAGTTTTCTTGATTTAGACATTGCTTTAAATGGCTCACCCATTATTTTAAAAGCTTCTCTGTTATCAATCTCCCATATCACTGAGTGTTTTGTCAAATGACTATTCTCACCATTAACATCTACGGCATTAATTAATTCTACGTCTCCAAAAATAACTCTGACTCTTTTTATTTGTCGTATCTTATCTTTCATTGAATCTGACAAAGCTTCAAAGTCTTCAATGTAACCTGTAGGCTTACCACAGTTAAATCCACCAGATGTATCTTTTAGATCAATATTAAGATTGTCAGCCATTATGGTCTTGATAAATGTGTTGTTGTTATTATCCCACATTTTATACATAAACCTCTGAAGGAAGGGTCTAAAGTTTACTTTTTCTGCAAATAAATGTTCTCCTTCAGCAGTTTCAACCCTAAAATATCCTGGTGGAACAACTTCCACATTTCTATTATTTTGTTTTACTTTAACACCTGCATTCCAAATTCTTAGTCTGCTAAGTGTAGATTTTTTTGCTTTTGATTCAGTTTCAGATGCAACTCCCATAAGTGCTGCCATCTGATCATAATTGTCTTTATTCAGTGTTAATGCAGTATCCATATAATATACCTCTTTCTGTCTAGTTCGATAGTTATACACTAGTTAATGTATTTGTCAAGTGTTATTTTACAATATCTTGTGTATTTAACCAATTATCTCCAATTTTTGATTCAAGTGCCATTGGTACGTTCATATCTATGCCCCACCAATCTTTAATTTCTGCATTGATATTTTTATCTGCATTCTCAATTGTATCAATTACTGTGTCTATTTCATCAGGATGTACATCTATAACAATTGAATCATGTACAGTATTTACAATAACACTATCTAGATTTTGCTCCCTCATTAATCTTTCAATCATCAAAAGTACAATAGGAACAATATCGGCAGTTGCAAAAGATTGAACGGGATAGTTTTTAATTCTTGTAAAATCTGTAACAGAACCATCTACCCTTCTCTTTATATCTGGAAATGCAAATTGTCTTCCAGATGGAGTTGTAATAGTTCCATTATTAATTGCTTCATTGGCCAATGATTTATGCCATCTTGCAATACCTTCATATTTTTCATTAAAATGCTTATAATAAGTAGCTTCTGCAGGTGTTTTATTGTAACCACTTGCCCCAAATAAAGGTGCAAATGTATGTGCCTTTGCTACTTGTCTTGAAATCTCTTGACCAGCATCTGTAATAATCTTTGCCGTATAAGAATGAACATCAAATCCTTCATCAATTTCTTTAATTGCAGTTTTATCCTGTGACAAAAATGCAGCAACTCTAAACTCTAATTGAGCAAAGTCAGCTTCTAATATCTTGCCACCCTTCCATCTGGAAATAAAAACTTTCTTAATTGGAAATGTGCCACCTCTAGGCATATTCTGTAGGTTTGGCTCTCTAGATGCTAGTCTTCCTGTGGCAGTTTGACTTTGAACTAGTCTAGTATGTAACAGACCATCGACTTGTTTAGTAAATATTTTAATGCCGTCAACGAATGATGATAAGTAAGTATCAAGTGCTGACAATCTTCTGACTTTAATAAGAAACTCTTCGGCAGTTTTCATACCTTTGTTCCTAGCTATGCCTTCTAGGTATTCAAGTTTGTCTTTTCCTGTAGACCATCCGTGTGCTGAAATCCAGGATGAATCTTTAGCATTGAACTTTAAACCTGCAAGTTGCCCCGTTGATTTATACAGATATCCTTGACCATCACAGTTTTTACAAATGCGAACTGCCTTACCCATTTTTCCCGACTTGAGCCGCATCCTCTTTCTACCTGCCCCAGAGCATTCCTTACACTGAAAGGCTTTGGTTTTGTAACATAAATTACTATGCTTAGATACTTCTAGTCTATAGTCTGACGATTTCATTCTATCATTAAAGTAATTTCTCCAAACTGATTTATCTTTTGGTTTTCTAGAATAAATAATTGAACTCAGTTGTTCTGGGGCATTTAAGTTAATAGGAGTATCGCCTACTAGTTCAGAAACAGTTTGTTGTAAATCTTGTGTTATTTTATTCTTCTCAAGTGTAAACTCTTCTCTAACTTCTTCCAACTTTTCCTGGTCAATATTAAAACCTCTTGAGTGTACTTTAACAAGCAGATCGCAAAGTAAGTTGGTAAGACCCAAAGTCTTCTCAAGTGAATGGTTCTCTGGCTTAGATAAGATGGCTCGTTGGGATTTGTAAAGTTGTGTTGTAACGTCAAGATCAGCTTGTAGGTATTCGCATAACTCCTGATAAGGGATATCTCTAACTGATTTTCCAGCTTTAAGATAGTTTTTAAGAGTGTCTTGCTTTTTAACATCTAATTCGTGTCTTTCTGCAACTGCTTCCAAACTCAAGGGTAGCTTGTTGCCTTTCTGCAAAATATACTCAGCCAACATCGTGTCATAAATTTCGCCCGAATAGTCAAACATACATTCTCGCAGCCACATTAAATCGTGAGATGCATTGTGCATTATTAATAAATCGGTTTTATCCAACATTGGCTGAAGAAGTTCTATGCCTGAATGCTTCGCTTCAGAATGATCAAAGGTAATGATAGTACTACCTTCTTCTGATTTGCATCCAACTAAAACCAAATGATTATCTTTTTCAAATGGGTCTAGGTGTTTTTTATTGTCTCTTACTGTAATTGTATTTTCTACATCTAAAACTAACCAATTAGTCATTTTAACCCCCTATATATTTATCTATAAATTTTTTGATATCGTCTGTATGAAAATACCATTTGTTTTTGTTTTTATTTCTCCACTTGTTTGATACTAAACTGACTACAATTTTATCATTAACTATGACAGTTCCTGGTAAATATGTTTCTACAGTTACGTTGTTTTCAAGAAGACTAATAAGTTTCTTTGTTTCTTTGTATCTCTTACGATGAACATTGCTATATATATCTTTGTGAAAATTTGCCTTGTCTATTCTTTCTGCAAGTTTAAGTTCAAATGCTAATTTTTTCTGAAGAACAGAAATGTTTTCTTCTTTATAAATCATATTATGCACTAAATGTTGCAGTGAATGGGTCAATATAATTGTGTACTGCCCCGTGTCTGCCCGTTATTTTATTCTTTACAATGCACCAATGTCTCTGATTGTCATCTTCATCTTGACCTTCAACCATTGGATTTTTTGTAAGACAGAACATTAAATCAGCTTCTGCTGCCTTACCCGTTTTACTGCCCTCAAGCATTGATTGATTTACAATAACTTTACCTTCTGCTTCTGCACTCAATTGAGACATTGCAAACAAGGCACAATTATATTCTTTTGCCATTATTCTAAATCTTATGTAGGTAGTTTTTAATGCTTCGTGAGCTGCTGCAAACTTTCCATCAGGTAAAAATTTATCAGCCATATCACAAATAACAATATCGGGTTGCATCAATTTAATGTGTGCTTCAAGCCAATCTAAATCTTGACCGGTCGCATCAACAATATCATAATTGTCTTTCCACTTATCGACCATTGTTTTAACTTTTGAGAAGTTTTCTTTCCTCTTAATCTCTGAAACAGATAGACCTGTAAGTGCAGTTATATGCCTAGCAGTAATCCTTGCACATTTTTCTTCATTGGCAAAGATAACAACCTTTGCTCCTTGTTCTATAAAGCCACCTGCTCCACTACACATATATGCTATACTACTTGTCTTTCCCGTATTTGGTCTAGCAGCCCCAACAATCAATAATCCTGGGGAAACACCTCTCCACATATCGTGCAATCCTGGGATGTTCATTCCCCACTGCATCATATTATCGTTATTTTCTAAGATGTATTCTAAATCTTTTCTGTCTGTCTTAACCCTTATATTTGGAAGAAAATCATTTTCATGTTCTTCAAGTAAATCTTTTAAAGGTGACAAACTTGTTAAATCTCCATTATGCATTTGAAATGCTAGGTCTGTAGTCTTCTCTGCAAAACTCTGTCTCCATAGTGTTTTAAAGACGTTAGAAGCTAGTTCATTACCTAATGGCTGCTCTTTATCTATCTTATTAAAAAGACCTCTGTAAACACTTCTCTGAGAGGTTGTTAAGTGAGGATGACTTGTTAAAAATGTAGCTTCTAATTCTGCTGGTGTTAAGTCTCTATCGTACTCTTGTATTGTACTATCAAGGTGATCTTTAATTTTCTGTAATTCACCATTGAATAAGTCTGACTTTGCCATCCTCTTATTATCTTTATAAAAATCTTTATTTAATAATGTTCTAATTAATGCCGTTTCCATCTCTATCCTTTTGTCAAGTGGTATGTTCTACTTCTTAAATGTTTTTGGGCAGTTTTTCTACATGCCCAGGTATATTTTTATGTATCGTTTTTAGTATCTACTGTGTCAACAATCTTTGCTTTTTTGAGCATTCTTCTTTCTCTCACAAAAACATTAACATTCGTATACTTTTTACCTAATGGTGCTATATCCTTTTCTATATCTTTCATTATAGTATGCACCCCCATTAAATCATCGACTTCTAAATCAATTTCAATAGTTGCTCTCAATTTCATTTTTCTTCCTCAGTTTTTCCAGACTTCGCATTTTATTAAATACTTTGTATCTCTCTGCTGCATCTGTACTATTTACATTTATTACTTTATAGCAGTGTTTTAACTGCCATCCCCAGTATCCTATTAAATCAACTAGCTCTTTCTTTGGTGGAGCATTGAGCCTTTTACAAATTCCCCATCCAACTCTTTTTCTAGGTCTAATTGTCCATCGTATACCTTTTCCATTTCGATCTTGCAATCCCCAAAATTTGTCTGAGACTTTTTTCATCTGCTCACCAAATATTCTGGTTCGCCAATCTAACCATACGGTTACTGGTGGTGCTGTTACTGGATTAATATAAATCCTATTTCTTATTGTCTTGGTTGTACCACTAAGATGTCTGCCTTTCATACATTTACCATCTCTTTTTTGTAATCCCCAAGAGTTCTTAGTGATTAATTTCATCTGCTCACCAAATATTCTGGTTCGCCAATCTAGCCAACCATTTTGAATACTACAAACATCTCCAGACATTTCGGGTGGGTAACATGACCCCCAAGAAAAAACTTTTAATAATCTATTCATAACTGTAACACCCCCTTATCTTTTGTCCATTCCAATATTTTATTTGGCTATTAAGAGTGTTATTTTTGTGTATACATACTCTCCTTACATACTTTTTAAATACACTATAGCTCATTTTCTTTACCCTCATTTATATAGTTATAGTTTTAAATTTATTTACATCATCAGAGTTGTAATACTTTATATCGTCCTGCAACTTTAATGATGTTACCGATTTTGATCCTTGTCTTAGCTTTGCAGCAATGTGCAAAGTTTTTACTGTAGCATCAGGATCAAGTGCTACAATAACTCTCTCAAACGTATTTACTAAATTATATGTCTCTTCTGTCATATTAGTTCCAAGAAGAGCAATACCTGTAAAATTCTTACTAATTGATGCTACTGCATTTGCAGAAATACAATCTTCAACAATTACTGCAATACTTCCACTACCTATGGTGTAGGGCATACTAGAAGAACCATATCGCAACCATTTAGGTAGCCTAGCATCTAATGATCTACCAACTGCATCTATAGTTACGTTGTTTTGTCTAACAAAAAAAACTGCCCTATTCTGTTTTATGTCATAACCTAATGTATCAGATATGCTCCATTGATTTACAAAGTTATTTGTTATGTCATTTCTAAAGACAATATATTCGGGAAGAATAAACTCGTTAGTTACTTCTGCCTTTTGTTGTTTTTTATTTTGAAAGAATTCTCTTGCTTGTGTTATGCTAATTGTCTTGTGTAGTTTTCCACTTAATTCACAAGAAGCTTTATAACAATTATAAACTAAGTTCCCAAGATCATTTGTAACAGTAAATGTATTTTTGCCTTTGCATCCTGGACAATCTATTCTTAGTGTTTCGCCAATGTCTACACTTAAAGTGTTTAGCATTTTAGCAATCATTTTATGTCTCTCTTAATTAATTAGTTAAATGAACAATTAAAATGTTAGTTCACTTAACTGTTATAAATATTATAATATGTATAGTAAGCCTTCTGTCAACCCCTAAAAAGTAGAAAAGTGAAAATAATTATGTCAAAAGACATAAAAAAAACCCACCATAGTGGATTGTCTGTACCTAAAAGGTAGGTTTATGTATGTATAAGTGAAAGTGATCAGTTGACAAACTGGTTAAAAGTCACTTGCTCTACCAACTGAGCTAACGGCCCTCAAACCAATAAAATCAATAACTTGACCACTTTCACCACGGCAAGTGATTAAAAAAATATAGTTGACATTGTGTATTACGACCCACTTTTTTTGTCAAATGATTTTTTTCTCTTCGCATATGCCGATGTACTTTGTCTTAAACTTTTCGTCACATAAGGCATAGTTGATTGTGGATTTGCATGACCACTCCAAGACATAATTTCATGGGTAGTCGCTCCACTATCAGCTAATTCAGAAAGTACAGTTCGTCTAATATCTCGCATCTGTAATTCCTGTGGAAGTCCTGCTGAATTAGCAATCCTTCTAAATGTTTTTGACAAAAGTTCTCCATCAAAAGGCTCTCCCGTTTTAGGATAAGGTGCTACCCATTTCTGATTTCCATAATTATTAAACTGCTTAGTTAGCAAGTCAATTACGTCATCTTCTAAAGGTACTTCCACTTCAGCCGTATAATGATAATCGCCTTTTTTGCTTTGTACTTTATGGTACGTTTTTTTGTCAAATCGGATCTCATCCCAAATTGTGTGGGAACAATCTCCTGGACGTTGAGAGGTTGCATAACCAAGTGAAACAAGTACACCTACATTATACCAAACTTCTTTTCCAGAATTAAAACAACACTGAAGAAATCTCTCAACTTGTTCGGGTGACCACTTAGTTCTTCGTATCTTTGCCTTTTTCTTCTCGACAAATCTCCAAGGATTTCTATGTGTAATCTCCCATTTGTTTGCTACATTCCAAATACGTTTTGCAACGGCAAGAATATGATTCGCAAAGGTTACCCCATCCGAATTTCTATTTTTGTGAGCTTCTTTAATTGCATAATCTTTATTAATCAACTGATCATAGCAGCTTTGAGCTATGCCGTTGGAAATTTCTTCAAAATGCAACTCTTTTAATAATCCTAAAGTTTTACCTTTATTAAAAACATTAAGACTTAAAAGAATACTGATCTGATATGAGTAAGCTTTTTGAGTATCTTCTTTAAGCGATTTAAAAAAGTGAGAGTTGACATATTCATCAGCTATGCCTTCAACAGTAGGCAAATACTTTTCACCTCTGTCTTCCCTCAAAATTTTCTCCTTATTGTTATACTCATCAATCAGCTTATTAAACTCAATTGCTTGAGTATAAGCTGAAAGTCTATCTGTACCCAGGACTACCCTGTTTAC